TTATAAGCCTTCTTTTTCAACAAATTCATAAAAAGATTTTTCTTTCACAAAATCCTCTTTATTCACCTTTCCAATCGGCTGCGCATAAATAATAAATTCATTTTCGCCTTCCAATTCAAACATTTCATCACAAATCCTTGTCACACACGCTCCAATTCCACAAGTTCCTAAACCAATACTTGTGCTTGCCAAATATATATTTTCTCCAACATGACCTAAATCCACTAACGCTATTCGATGTGCAAGATGTCCATAGCGCCATTCGTCCCGATGTATTTGGTACACATTACAGGCTTACATGTCCAGGAACATTGTAGCATAAAGCAATGGATCTATGTACAAGGCATAGGTCCATTTTAATCTTTACCTGAACAAAAAAAAAGAGTCTATGAACTAAATCATAGGCTAAATATACGAAAAAATAGTTGAATGTATTTATTGTGTCATATTCATATTTTGACACTTTTTTTGATATTTAATTGTAATTTTTGAACATTTTATACAATTTTGACTCTTTTATGATGATTTTATAAGAATCTTCCATAAGGTGAAGTATTGATACCTTTGGCATTTAATTTACCGGCTTTCATCCAACGGCGCTCACCTGATGAAGCAGAAAGCCATGAGATCCATACGAATCCTTCACGTCTTACATACCCATCATAATGTACAGACATATCAGAAGCGTAGATCAATCCTGTATCCACACCTTTCTCAGTAGGTGCCTTGCGAATCTTAAGATTGCAGTTAGGATAGAAAGTAGCGTTTTCCTTTACAAAGTCAGAAGGAATTCTATTCAGCACTGTAGGAGTGCTGGACGCAGTCCCTCCGGGAATATGTGGATCTGAGTCGATACCGGCATCATTTGTCCAGCCAGTACCGTTATTCAATAAATATGGATGCTCGGTTCCTGCAATAACTCTTGTGATTGTTCCGCTCCAGTCACCTGTATATTTTTTACCGCCTTGCGATTGAGTCCAAAGTGTGTTTGTGCATACTTTGGTACCGACTCCATATTTACAAGTTGGCTTTGGTGAAGCAGATGGAGCTGATACGTTCACATTAGATCCATCCAATTTAGCGTTGACTTCTTTAGCAAGTTGAGACATACGAGCTTCAAGCCATGCGCCAGGGCAGGCAGTAGCGGCATACATCTTATGCATTGTAAGAGATCCAGCACTTGTTCCTGTGTAATTCAATCTAAAGCCATGACGTTTACAGATGTCTACGCATAAATTTACCAAGGCATTCCAAGTAGCCTGAGTCATTTCTCCAGTCGCGTTGTCGATGTTTCCACATTCGATTGTGATGGCCTGAGAATCATTCCACCATGACGAACTTGTCCATGCTGCATTCTCTTCATCTACGGAACATGCAATGTCTCCGTTGATTCCGATACAGTAGTTTGAGGATGCCTGACGTTGATTTCTAGCAAAGTAGTCAGCGCATTGTCTTCCACTCCATGCAGCAGCCATATAGTGTGGCGTGATTTTACAGATTTTATTTCCAAAACGACCGGTATAATGCTGCGTAGTTCGGTTGCAGTAAGTAGCTAATCTTGAATAGGACATACTTGATCAGCTCCTTCTTCTAAGCCATTGGAAAGTTCTTCTTGAGTTTCTTTCGGTAAATCTTCAAATTTGATTTCATTTTCTTCCATGATTCTGTCCTCCTAATTCTTCTCGACTAAAAAGTCCTGGATTTCTTTTCGCGTAGCCTTTAGGCTTTCTTTATCATCTTCCGATAGCATTCCATCAAGAATGGCCATGTTCGCTTTTAGCATCAGATCGCCTCGCTTTTTGTCCTCTTCCAACCGATCATCATGATCTGATAGGATGCGAGTATGTTCTTCTAATTTGCGATTGATACCTTCCTGATTCAACGTTATCTTTTCAAGTGAATTCAATCGTTCGTTATCCTTATGTAATAACTCATCGTGTCTTTGAACTTTAGCTTTTAGATCATCGCTCGGTCTTTTTAACTCTTTAATAATCTTTACAGTTGCCCAGACAAGACCGATAAAAGTAAGACACCAGACAATCTGTTCACTAGTAATTACAAAGTTCATTACCAGCGCCTCACTAATTTTCTTTCGTTTCTTCGTCTTCAGTATAAGGTGTCTCTACTTCAGGTAATCCGGCTAGAGATGTAAGAATAGATAAGATACCGGCTAAGATTGTACTAGACACGGCCACTTTGATATCTACCTGTTCCAATAACTGAGAAGTCCCAATCATAGCAATCAATGTTTGGCACATAGTTTTCAAGCAACGTGTCAATGCGGCATTCCACCAGTCTGCAGATTTTAAATATTTCATATTTCTTTCCTCCTCTTCACAAGAAAAAAGAGCCTAACAGTGTAGGCTCCTGACTTATTCAGTCACTAAATCTTCACAGCCACTATCGATCAACAATTCTTTAACTTTGTCTTTCAATAGTCTAGGTACGTCTGCATATTTCTTTTTACCTAGCATGATCTGTTGTGCCCATAACATAGCCATCATGTTCCTGCCTCCTTTCCCTGAGAATAAATAAATGAGACTCGCTATCATTGATATACCAGCTCACTCATTTCCAGAACACACTGTGTCAGCATGTCATTCTGGTCCTTTAAATCCTGGATCTGTTCTTCCAGTGTCTTTGGCTTTGGATCTTCAGTAACTTTCGGCACATAGTCTAAATATTTTTCTGGATGAGCCTTCAGATCTTCTAGATCCAAGTTTTCTTTCTTTTCACAGAACTCTGCATAATCATAGTAATAAACCGTATGCTTTACATTCTCTTCGTTGACTGACTCAGGATAGTTGACTTCTGTTTCTTCCTTTACTACTTCATTTAAATAAATGTAAGCATAGATATTGTCATCAAATTCCTTGAGTTCTAAGTTCGGTTTCTGCTCGTAAAATCTTATATTCATTTGAAACAACCTTTCTAGCTTTTCTGAACAAAGCATATAAACTGTTACCCTGCATAAATGATAAAGAATCTGAATGTTCCAGAATCCCTTTGAAGCTTAGAAGTCGTTTTGCCAACTTAAAACTCTTTGGGTTTCTCTTAAATCGAAAGCAGGCTCTTTTTATTTTTTTAAAAGTGCCTCTTCTCACTGTGATATGGTCTCGATAGATGCGATATCCCATCATATCGATGAAAGAGTCATCCGTGATCTTAAAGCATCTCCAGGAGTCCTTTACGGCAAGACCCATTTCTTTTAAAGTCTGAATAATCACCTGAGCCGCTAACATTAGATTTCTTGAATTGGATCCAAGAATAAGAATGTCGTCCATGTAAAAAAGGGCATGCAACACTAGCATTACCCTTTTAATAGTTCCATCTTTTTTATGTCTTTCTCTGTATAGACGTTCCTTGATCATGTGATATAGATCAGACAGGTACAAGTTACCTAGATACTGTGATAAATAGCTTCCTATGCTTAGTCCCTTTTTGAATGTATTTATAAGGGTCTCAACAAGCCATAATAAAGGCTCATTTTTAACATGTTTTCTAAGCCAGGCCATCAGTTTTTCACGTGGTATAGACTCATAGTATTTACGGATATCAAATTTACAGGCATACTGAACTTCATATTTTCCGTTTGCTTTCTTTCTGAGCCATCTTTGAATAGCATAGGCACCGTACAATTGCCCTCGTTTAGGTATACTCGCACATTGATAGGTTCCTATTCTTTTGATCAATTCTTTCAAGCCTTCTACTGCAATATAGTCGTACGTTTGTTGCTTGATATCCTGTATTCCTATGGTTCTCATCTTCTGTGATCCTGAGTCATATTTATTCTTGTACCATATTGGTAACAGTTCTAAATTTCTATTTAGCAATTCATTTTGTAAAGTAAGGCTGATATTCTCGATATTTCCATACTGTTCAAAAATACGTTTTATATCGTATCTGTCTTTACTTTTGCCTTTAAGGCATTTACATACTGATTTTTGAATTAAATCAATATTTGTAATATCAACGTCCTTACACAATCGTTTCATAATACACCTCCGATTGCTGTATAAATAGGTTTTCTGCTTTATGCCTACTAGCCTATGTTTCTTTAATACAAATTTTACGTCACGAAATCCTCGTCAACGTTAGCCTTTAAAAAGGGCTCCTTCTAGAGGAGCGAAACATGGTTTAGTGTTTAAATATTTGTTTTATGCAATATGCCGCGAGATAGTTCCACCTGGTATTCGAAAGGCCGTTCCTGCAATTCAGGTAAGAAAGACCAGCATTACCGCTATTCCTGAGATTACCGCCCCTGGGAACCACCTACCATGAGTCCTATATAATTATTTACTGTGTGATTACAATTCTTTGGCTAAGGGGGCAAGCCCCCTTAGAATTCCCCGATTGAAACAAAATCAATCGGCCGCGAGATAGTTCCACCAGGAACCCGAAAGGCCGATCCCGCAATTCAGGAAAGAAAGACCAGCATCACCGCCATGCCCGAGATCACCGCCCATAAGGTATTCTCTGGATCCACTTGTTTGAGATCCTCCAGCCCGGCATATATCGCCAATACCCTGTGCTTCTCCTGATCCCTTTGCAGAAGGGTACCATACACCTTCTGAGTGAGATACATCGCCAATCCAGAAGTCAGCTCCGTTCTTGTCAGGATTTGGAATTGTTCCTACTTTCTTATAAGTATTCTTTATTATTGCTTCATCTGTAGTATGATTCGTTCCTCTTGGCGCATAGTAAACATCTTTAGAACTGTCTGCATTGAAGAACATTACTGTATCACTGGCTACCTGATAGCCACCTACGTGATATTCGATTCCCTGGATACGATATGGGTGGGCAAAGTCTGTATTTGATACAGGTGAGCCATCGTGATGACCTATTACGGCATCTGTAGTACCTGCTCTGTAGTGCATACTCGTTAAATACACTGAATTTCCACTTACGGGAGCTGTTGCGAAGGCCTCACAGTCTAAGTAGACACCGTAAGTTGTGTCATTTATTTTTTCTACCTTTGTTACAAGTACATCATCTGCGTATGCATGCAACGTGCTTACACTTCTATCTAGATTCGATGCCGCTGCATAACCAACTGATACATAGGATCCAACTTTCACTTTATCTTTGTCTGCTACACTAACAGGAAAGTATTTGTGTTTATCTGCAGATTCTACTGATGCCTTTAACTGAATACTGTAGTTTGTGCATCCGCCAAACACTTTCTGCACATTCTTTTGTGCATGCTTGATAGCTAAGAAAATTTGTGCAAAGGTCATACGGTTTGATCCAGCACCCCAGTATCCTTTTCCCTTTTTCTGATAGTTCGTAATCATATTTGAATAAGACTGGTCTCTAGCAGGTTTCAAGCCTGGCTGAGATCTCAACAGTCCATCAGATGCAATGCCACTAAAGAAACGTGACTGTATAAAGTAAGGCATCACTGTTCCATCTGCGCGCTTTGCCAGGCCCCACGGTTGTAGCCCTAAAGCATGGTTTGGCGAGTCTGAAATCAATAACTCTGTATAAGCTTCCGTTTCAATCTCTTTATAATAGAAAGTCATTTGTAGGGATCCACAGTCAACGGACCCAGTCTCCTGATAAGCTCCATCACCTAACATTGCTGTAGGATAGGCAAAGCCGTCATCATATCTTTTATAGTTGCATTCGTACCATTGGAATAGTGGGATGTCTGCATAGTCATCTTTACCTTCAACTGTGTCTGTACTAGGCTGGCAAACAAGTCCAGTGTTATCTCTAGTCTTTTCACAGGTACTGGTTGGATTTGAAGCGAACTTCCAGATTTTCGTTCCGTAGATTTTTCCTGTTCTCATAGACGAGAAAAGTTTGTCAAAGTACTCTGCAGAATACTTTTCATAGCCAGGAACCACTGCTTCTAGGGCACTGGCTACACGTTGAAGCGTAGCCTCTGTGGCAATTCTTTTGTTCATTTCTGACATAGGTATCCTCCTTCATCAACATAAAGGCCTAAATTATTAAATGCCTCTAACTTCTGATATATATCTTCTTTGTTTTTAAAATCTTCAAGCGACTTTGCAGCTGCAGTCTCACTAGCTTTAGCTTGATCAGCAGACGTCTTAGCGGCTTTCTCACTGTTAGCTGATGCCGTTACTGCTTCATTTATCTTTAACAAAAGATTTGTGATAGTCTCATCCGTCTGTTCATCCACATGAGTTTCATCAGGTTCTATTCCTTCTGGAACAGTATGTGTTGATCGGACTGTATTCCAGTCCGTCTTTTTAAATCCACTTACTTCATTTTTTGAACGTGCACAGACTAGAAAGTTGACATCACCGGCATACAGGAACACTTTTGATGAGGGCTTCCAGTCAAAGTAACAATAGCCATCCTGCGCCTTTTTATTAAGTGCCACGTCGTATCCTTTTTCCTGATTTGCATTTAAATAATTGATTTGAATTTCCTGTTCACTTAACTTGATCGCGTCCGTGACATTGTCTACAAATTTAAAATGAATCAACCTGGAATCCTGATCGCCACTGACACCTAGAAAAAAGTTTTCATTCGGAAATATCAACTTACGTGTATCTGGATCTACAGTTACATAGCCTTCGTCTTCATTTTCAAACGACTGTGTACTTAGATTTTCATTTAGAGTTAACTCCATAGCTAGCTCCTTTCTTTAATTTTTAAAGCATTACGAGAAGAAAAGATGATATCACCACTTCTTTCAATCTGGATCTTGTAGTCATAGATTCCAGGCAACAGATAATCTGTATTGAATTGAATGCACATATCTACCAGTGCAAAGGACAATATTTTCTTCTCGTTTCTTTCTAACGTAAAAAGAACCCTTTCATCCTTGGAAGGAATAAACAGAGTTCCGTCTTTATTTTTAATGATAAGAGCCTCGTTAAAAGCTTCTCCTTGTACAATTTCTTTGATTTGCATAAAGCCTCCTAATCAATACGCTTATAGGCATATACAGTTTCACTAAACATATTTGTTGATCCTATTAATTGCCACGAACCAGCTAAAGAATATGAAGGAAACCATACAGCTATATCATTTGTATTCGTTGTTAATATCACTGTACCGACAGGATATATCTCATCCCATATGCTTTTATCATAGAACTGTCCATTGGAATAAATGTTATTAGTGAAATTTACAATACCGCTAAATTCAACGTCCATGTGTACATCTATCTGTTCATCTGTATTTGTGCATGGGCCACCAAAAGATAAGGAGTGCCCGTTTGACCCGAATTCAATCAGGGTGTATGAAACAGGAACTTCGATTTCCCGTGTATACGTAGTAAAATAATCCGAAATGACCAGCCTGAATTTAAAGCCTTTGTTCTTGTCATACACTACAGCAGGAATATATTTGGCACAATTTGCGTATGGATCTGATGCAGTCACATCGTATGAACCTTTTTCGTAATCTGAATAATCAATCAATCTTTTCCATGATTTACTTGATTCCTCATATTGCTGGATTTCAAAAGAGGCCGTGTTTTTATTGTTTACAGGCGAAACCTTGTAAGCAAATTTAAATAGCACGTTTTCTCCATCATCTGTCATTTCCTGCGCTTCGTTCACTCGATAGGCTTTACAACCAGGTAGATCCGGACTCGAATATGGATATATCTGAACAGTTTTAGTTAATGAGGCACTACGCCCTCTTGAGTCTCGAACAGTAATATCTACTGTCAATTTACCTGAAACGTCAATTATTCCAGTGCTTACACTCGATCCTTGATAGGTGTTTCCATCAAACAATACAGAACAGGAACTAATGGAAGATCCCGACACTCCTGAGCAATCCGTCATGATTTTTAACGCAGACTTATGCTGCACAAAACATTTAAATTTGTCAGCTAACCCCGCCGTAATTTCAGTTATTGAAACGTCTGATATACTAGGCACATAGCTATCTGGTATAACCGCAGTTAAGTCAACACTCTTATCACCACCGACTTGGGTATTACCATTGTATGTCTTACAGACAATATAAACAGTTCCTTCAGTACTAGTGGTAATAGATTCTGCAAGGCTAGTAGGTAAAGTCCATATGGTTGTAGATTTTCCCTTTACAAAATCATCTATATGTACTAGGTCCTTATTATTTAGACTGTAATACAGCTTATGTGAAAAATCAGAGCTATATGGCTCCATAGTGATTGAAACGTTTTCGCCTATGTTTACTCTAGATTTAGAAAGTGTAGGTATAGTTTCTCCACGTGTACCATATGCAAAGCTTGCCGATTGCACAGATGACTGTCGACCTGAATTTCCATCGTTAAAATGCATGTATACACTTATATTCAAGTTACCGGCACCGTCATCAACAGGAACTCTGAATGAATTTCCTGAGGCATAATACCAAGCTCCAGCACTGTGTGTACTTGCGCCAAATGTGGCGGATTTCTGAGAAACGCTTCCCGCTGTTATGTAACAGTCGACGGATGCATAAGCTCCACCAGGAGAGCAATAGCCCCAGTATGGAGTAACCGTAGCATATGTGTCCCCATAGTTACGGGTTACAGTAATCTTGCACCACCCTTGACTGGATACTGTCCAGCCAGGGCCATATGTATACCATACAGGTATGTTTATTTCCTTTGTAGTGCTTGACATTAGTTACCACTCCATTTCTTAAAATCTAGAGAGCCATTAGGCCTTGGACTGAATTCAAAGTTACCGATTCTTAAGGTATTGTTAAACTGTCCATCATTTACATACATCTTGTTGTTTGAAAAGTAAGCTACTTCAGAACCTGCCTGTACAAACGAAATTCTGTCATTCTTCTCAATCAGTTGTATTGGATTATCTTCGGCTCCAAGATAGATATTTCCATCAATAAATCGAATATATTTATGAATCTCATTAAAGGACACATTATTCTGTTTTATCGAAGAATCAATATCCGCTTTAAAATTGGTAAACTCAAAGTTGAACGAATTTTTTGTCTGTTCTAACTTAGTTGAGATTTCACCAAACTGAGAGTCCAGGTTTTCTTTATCGTAGTACTTCTCCGATATCTCAGTTCGAATTGCATCCTTTTCTTTGTTGACCTGCGAGTCTGTAATCTTTACTGCGTTATCAATACGTGCAAGTGCATCTGCATACACTTTTTTAGAAGCCTCATAGTCACTGGATAGCTGTACAAGTCCGTAGCTAAATGAAAGATTGACAAAAAGTGTACAGTCTACATAGTAAAGGTTGTCCGTATTCCCTAAAGTGTACTCAGGCTCAGTACGACTCCATACCGTATCTGATGGAGGGTATGAAGCTGGTACTTCTGGTTTATCCGGACCCAAATGATAAAAGCGATAGATTCCTTGGATATCCGTAACGGAAGCTAAAGATATCGTATCACTGCCTAGTATTTCATTTTTAGCGTTAATAACCTGTACTGAATAGTTTGTATTCAATACTGAATCTGATTCTGAAACACTTAAAGTTAGATCTGATCCAGTCTGCCGAGTGTCATTTTTAAACCACTGAATAGTTCCCAGATTCTTTACTTCAGAACTTGTAAGTTTTTTAGATCCTCTTCTGACTTCAAGAGTCAAAATTGTTTTTATGGACTTGTTCTTGAAAATCTGACCTTGCGAAGATAACAGTTTAAAACTTAAAGCAGCTTCTCCTGCAACCCCATCTTTTCCGTCCTTACCGTTCGTTCCGTTAGTGCCATTGTGCGAAACAGAATAGGTCTCTGTACTGGATCCATCACTATAGAAGACCTGAGTACAGACCCATAAATACTTTCCTAAAGGCACAACAGGAAATTCAGTCTGCCATCCAGTTGCAGGCTTATCCTGTGCCGTATCTGTGACTGCATACGTAACAATCGTTTTCTTGATATAGACACTAGTACCATTCTGTACTTTGGTTACTGTTAGCTCATAGCTAGCTTTCACTACACCTTTATCGTTAACCGCTTCAACATGGTACGTCAAACTTGGATTCAAGCTTGATTTCTCAACGTTGATTGAGTTATCCGTTGATACAAGTTCTCCATCTAGATACCAGTTTATTTTGAATTGATCTGTAACATCTTTGCCGTTGTCTTTTACAAGAGCTACAAGAACTGTACGTTCTGTATCTTCATTTAAAACTGTGCCGTTTGAACTACTGACAACTAACTGATATGTCTTGTTCTTTTCAATCAGTCGGTTCATTTCATCAATCAATTCATTTGAAATTCCTGAAGCCACTTCTGTGAAATTATCAAAAGTTGTCTTGCATCTGTCTCGATCAGTAAAACTGATCTCCTGCTCTACGATTCGAGCCTGCAGATACATAACCGGCGCATATTCGGTATCCTCAATAGTAAATGTATCTCCTATATTTGCATCAATGTAGGCATCTACATCATATGTGACAACAGGATTGACATGCTTCTTTAACTCGGCTAGTGCCTGGCCATATAAAGTATTCACATTCTTTGTTTCATAGGACCATATCTCTACGGCATACATGTCATTACTGTGATCCGTTAAAAGAGTTGATGGAAACCGGTCCCTAGCTTGAGGTGCTAGAAGATTATTACCACTGACCATGTACTCAACATTACCATTTGCATCGTATTCTTTTTTTCCATTTAAAGATGTTAACTGCAATCCATCTGTGCCGGTTGGCCGAATACCTGTATAAAGTTCAGTAATATCACTGGTTTTTACAATTGAATGGATGTCATTAGGATATCTTAAAATAGCTCCTGTACGATTTGTTCCAAGACCTTGATTCGAACCGGAATGTTTACGATAAACGTTCAGAGTTACGCCCTTTAATGAATAGTCATCGTTCAATTCTGTAATGAACTCAAGTTCTGCATCAAAAACATTGGCCAATGAATAGAGGCGGCTCAAAACAGTGGCCGTACCCTCCCAATCATGACTAATTGACTTGTTAGATACCTCATTGATTCGAACTGTAAAGGAGCGTTCAAAGCCCCAGGCCTTAATATACTCAACGAAGCTCATGGCCCTTGGCGACTTATAGGCATCAATCTGTTCGTTTGTTAGTTCTAAGCTAAGTCCATATGCTTCGACCATTACAGTCTTTCTTGATTTTTCAACATTCATAATCGTCAAGTGATACCCTTTATCCTTGTACTTGAAAGACAACTTATTTCCTTCAACAAGATATTTAGCATCTTCATGAGCTGTGAGCGTTTTAAAACCAAAAGTATATGCAGATCCACTTAAATATGTATGTAACGTATCACTCCAGTATGGCATCGCCTTATCAACATCATTATCCAAATGTGCAAGAACTGTACCGTAGGGATCCAATACTGCGATTCTGACTTTTTGTAATACTGTCATAACCAGGCCTCCCGAATACGAACAGTTACATCAGGCTGTTTCCTACAAAAATCAGAAACATGAAATTTGATATCTGTTTTTCCTGGAGGAACTTTAAAATACTGAGTTCCTACAATTTCATCGCCCGGCCTATCCATTCCGTTTACATATACATGCGATGTTTCCCCATCGATGTTGATTACTGTGCCTGCTGGATATCTGTTAGGAACATCTCTCCATTTGCTGACATGCTGTTTGTAGAAGTTGATTACATTAAAGCCAGCGAAAGTCATAAACTGATTTCCTGCTCGGTTTCCCCACTGCTTAACAGCAACCTGTATCTTAGCGCATTTCATATCTGCAATTTCTGGAATCGTGTAGTTATAATAACCGCCCCAGTAGAAAAAGCGTATATTGGCGCCTTCCTTTAAGATGTCACAATGTCCCCAATCCCAGTACCATGGGTTCTGAGTATGCAAGTGAGATGTCGTATAGCTCCAATTCTTCAACACTTTACCGTTAGCCCATATTTCGTAGTGACCTGTGTTGCCTACAGAGTCTGTCTTATACCAGTTACATCCACAGATAAGTTTGTTGTCTGCTGTTAAGAAGTTGATACACATCTCTCCCGTTTGACCCATCAGCCCTGCATAAAATAATATGTGGAAATAACAGTAGAAATTTTTAGATCCGCTAGAATCTCCGTTTGAGTCTGCTGGCAATACAAGAGTTCTTAGACCGCCATTAGCAGAGCCTTTTTTATTTCCTGTACTACCAAAACCTAAGAATCTATTGTTAAACCATGTATGAGCAAATAAGGCACCATTTGCGCCATATTGTGGATGCATAACATCCGTACCACTTGTATCATCCTTACAGTTAAAAAAGCTGTCTAAGGAAGCAAGGTGTTCATTCTGTTTATAGGTTTCCCCATCCAATTCTTCGATTTTACCGTATTGCATGACACCTTCAGTTGATACTATTCCAACGTACCCTGTTTCTGCAGTACAGTTAATCTGATAGTCAACAATTGCAGGTAAAGTTCCTTCATTTTTTACAGTCACTGAGCCTGAGGACGTTGTAAATTCTTTCAGTGCTGTACTGTATTTTCTTGGATCTGAACAATAAATTTCAATTTCTCCAATAACACAATTAGAGCCTGCATCTACTTCTGTATTTGATAGTTTGGTACCTATAAAGTACTTGTCTAATTCGTCATTGAAAATGATCTGAACCTGTTCTTTATTGAGTAAAGAGTTCAGCTTGTTATAAGCCTGTCTGTAGTCATAATTGCTATCTGCTTGTAGCAGGTACTTTACTGTTATGGTTCTAGGCTTAAGTCTTTTAGAGTTATATATAGTTCCATCCATTCCATCAACCTCGGTCTCAAGAACTTCAGATCCTAACAGCTCTCTACCACTCACTGAGAGTGTTCGATAGCCTTTTATTTCGTTTTCAATAAAAACACCATCATAGCACATTGCCTCGGCCGGCAAATCTACACCGGCCTGAGGTTTTGTGTCTATTGTGTCCACAAAGTTATAGAGCATTATTTAACACCTCTCAATGTTTTATTAAATTTCTGTGATCTAGCAAGTTCTGCCTGGTCATACTTAGCAGTTGCTCTCGCCATTTCACGACCATCTATTTCTAAAGGCACCTCAATGATGTATTCACCGCTCATTGAGTACGTATAGTCACTATTCAAGGATGTCGTCATTCCTGAATAAGATAAGTTAGGTTGTAGCATGTTTGGCATATACAAGATGTCTGAAGCAACTTCTTTGACCTTTGTCTTCATAGCCTTCATACCGTTGACTAAACCTTGGGCCCACCATATACCATTCTTATACTGAACTTTAGAAGGTGATCCAATCTTAGCCTTGGCCTGAATTGCCGCATCTGCTGCAGCTGCCAAACTAGCGGCCGCCGCTCTGACTGAACCTTCGCTTGCCCTTAAGCCGTTTGCAAGTCCTTGGCCAATCATCTGGCCACAATATTGTGCTCTTGACTGACACGCATTGAATGCGCTGATAATGTTATTGCATGACGATCTTGCAACAGACACGCCCCTTGATAAGCCTCCTCTAAGTCCTGATGTAAACTTAGTACCCATTGCAGTTCCTGAAGTCGAAGCCCTAGCTTCAGCTGCAGACATTGCACTGATAATACTATTCAATGAGGCTGTCACTGTAGCCGACGTACTGGCAAATGTAGTACCTACCATACTGATAGCAGCTACAAGGGCCATCATCTGAGTACCAGCACTACCTATACCTACAGAAGCTGCAGATATAGCTCCGATACCGGCTGCAACTGCCGCTAAGCTAGCTCCCATATCCAATAGATTTAATCCTGTAATAATCTGAATGCCTTTAGCTAATTCCTTGAACCCTTTACCTGCATTCAAAGCAGCCGTGCCAATAGAATCAATAACACCCGATACAGACTGTAGTACTCCTGAGACCGCTTCTCCAAAAGCAGTAATAACTCCTGATATTCCATTGAATACCGTTGCAATAATGCTTCCAAATGACTCTATTGTGCTACAGATGCCTTCAAAGACTGTCTGAATCACTGGTCCTAACGCAGTCACAACAGTAGCTACACCGTTCAGAATCATCTGCAATCCTTCACCCTGTGAACCTGCTAAGGCAAACGCGGCACCAACTGCAAGAGCGGCTGCAGCAATACCTAACCATGTTGTTGGTGGAATCATAGCCAAGGCCTCACCTAATCCTCTGAAGATAGTCGCAATACCGGTACCAATACCTTGTGCTGCCGTTGAGATAGCACTGCCTAAGGATGTCACGATACCTGAGATAGCGGTTCCTAAAGTTTCAATTACTAAGGAAATTCCTTGAGTGATACTGTCAAGAATGCCTGAAATAGCCGTTCCAATACCTTCAATACTTGTCTTGATCGTATTGCCAACAGATTCAACCACTTTAGCGATGCCTTCATACTTGGCCTTGATCTTGTCAATTCCACCTGTATTTGGAACACTGCCCCCAGATTCATCTGAATCATCTTTTTTCTTTTTGAAGAGATTTTTCAATGGATCTAGGCTCTTTGTACTTGCGGATTCCTTGATAGCACTTATAAGATTCTTTACATTGCTAACAGCATCTTTAGCATTAGCACCGGCATTCTTAGCTGCACTTCCAAAGCTCTTTAAATGAGATACCCCACTTTGTATTGCCTTGTAGCCTTTAAAAGCTACGAACAATCCCGTAACGGCCTTAAAGGCAGTCTGAATAGTTCCTGGATCTAAAGAGCTAACAAATTCGGCTATTTTTTCAATCGCTTCTGCTACTTTCTTTACAACTTTACCAAAGGCTCCAGCAAGATCCTCAATTACCCCGCTTTGAGCACATGCATCTATCACATGTAGAACAGCATCCTTAACAGCACTTAAGGCAGATGCACAAGCCTGTATAGCTCCAGTATCTCTGAATTTCTCCCAGGCACCTTTCAAGGCTCCTGCCATATCAGAGAAAACCTGTTTTACCTGATTACAAGTACTAGTAATTCCATTGATATCAATCAGACTTGAAAACTGACTTGCGATTTCTCCGGCAAAATAAGAGGCAGTACCTACAATCTGACCAAAGATATTCGCAATAGTTTCTAAAAGCATAGAGTTTGCCAAGGCATCCCCTATTTTATTAAAAGCCTGCCCAAATTTATTCAAGGCCTTCTGAGCTTCTTGAATGGCCCCTGTATCCTTAAACGCATTCAGTGCACTTCTTACTTTTGTCTTCATAGTGTTGATTGCACTCATAAAGTCCTGTAGGATAGCAGGCTTAAATGTATAATCGATACCGTCCTTAGTCTCCATAAAGGCTCCCGAAAGACTGTATATAGATGATTTAACCTTATCCAGGATATCTACAAAGCTTCCAAATCCCTGACTGTCTAGAATGTTATTAAAGGCACTGATGATACGCATTTCAGTGTTCTCTACGGCAGACTTTATATTGGTAAAGCCCGTTCGAATTGTCTTAGATGCACTTAAAGCAGTCTCGGCAAAACCTCCGGCCTCTGTATCACATTCAATCAAAGCTGCATTGAACTGATCAAATGTAATCTGTCCGCTTTTCATAGCCGCATACAGCTCATTTGTGTTACCTGAAACAATACCTAGCTTTTTAGCTGTTTTAGACAAGGCCGGTGCCATGGTTTCCTGAAGAGTTCTCCAGGACTGCATATCCGGCTTTCCAGTGGCTAGCATCTGAGAATACTGTTGTTGAGCACGACTAACATCGGCAGTAGAAGCACTTGAGGCCAGTAAGGCATGGTTCAAAGCTATAGCAGTATCGGTAGCCTTGTCCATGTTTCCGGTTACAGAGGTCAAAGACTGTGCACTTCTAACAATATCGGATAAGGAAGTAGGCAACCCCTGCACAGAGGCATTTAATTTTGATACAGAAGCTTTGGCGGCATCTGTTGAAAAGCCTAAAGAGTTCATTACTTTTGGATAACTGTGTAATGTATCAAATCTAGTGATGGCTCCATCTAGTGACGTAGTCACTGTGTTCATAGCGACGCCTAAGGCTTTCGTTACACCTACACCGGCTACAATAGACTTGACTTGAGATCCAAAGGAATTACATACTCCCAGGGCCTTTTTGAACGTGGACGACATGTTTTTATCGGTAGCCGATAGTATGGCTTCAACGCTATAGCTTTCTGCCATATGTGTACCTCCTTATGTTCGTCTAGTTCTCCTTTTCTTCTTTATTTTTCATAAATTCGCTTACGCGTTCCAGTATGGACTTTTTCTTTGTATTCTTTTCACTACATAACCTTTCAAGAGCCGCATCATAATCAAAAAATTTCTGAAAGGTATCAAATACTTCTTTAATCTTATTGCCTGACTTTTTCTTGGCCTGGGCAGTCATATTTAAATAGGCTTGAAGGTGTAAATGATAAAGCTGATCTACTTCTGCATATTCGAGTGCTTTAATCTTCAATCGATATTCCTTAGGTGTAAGTGCATCAACTTCACTTAGGCTCTTAAAGTTAAAGTAACGAAAGCAGTTAATCGCTATCTGTTCATACTGTTCGTTGAAATCAACCTTTTCTATGCTTCCTGAGGTGCTCTGTTCTTCATCGGAATGTACCCTGTCTCCAATAGCATTTTGCTTACGATTGTATGAGATACATTCGCAGTAGATAAAAAATCAAGCACGCTATCTACTAGAGCTTCAATATCTTCTACATCAACGATATATTTTTCTAGATCCTCTTTCTTTACTCTTGGCTTTTGTCCGGCGTTCATAGCCATTAATACAGTTACAAGAGCCTCCATATCACCAGCAAGCATAAAAGATACTTGATATGATAATCCGACATCTTTTTTCACGTTCTCATCAACACTGACTTTTACGCCCCTGTTGATTTCACGTAAAAAGGCAAAGTCTGCGGTAAAGTCATATAAGGTTCCGTTAATTTCAAGTTGTAATGGTTTCATTTTTAAGTCTCCTTTTCTTTAATAAGTAAAAAGGACGTGCTATATCAGTACGTCCTCTGTATTTGTGTTAACTATTTTGCATCTGCTTGAGTTGTATCCTGGAATGCATACTCAATTAAAGCTTTCTGCTCGGCGGTAACTGTTGCATATCCATCTGCACCTTTTCCTTCTACCTGGAATGTCAATTCCAATTGTGCTAAATCATCAGATGCAGAAGTTTCAGTCTTTTCAGTCAAATAGGCATGATAATAAGTTGCTTTATACTTATTTCCAGCGCCTGAAGTCTCTGGCTCTTTCATATTGATCTTCCATAGTTCTACTTTTTTACGATTTTTCAAAGCACTTGTCAAATCATCAATCAAAGTGTCTCCCTTTGATAAAATTGAAGACGCAGTAATTTCAATAGACACGCTTCCTGTTTTGGCTACAACACCATCTTTGGTTTCTGTAGTATCTGAATCTGCGGACATAGACTCTTCGTTTTCTGTTGTAAAGGCTAATCCTTTTGCGGCTTGACTAGATGCTTTTTCTAATAATCGATACATGTATACAATATCGCTGCCTTGTACTGTTTCTAATACGGCATCTGCGAAAAGCTGTAAATCAAATTTAAGCATTTCTTGTTCCTCCTGTTATTTCATATTCAAGTTCCAGGACACCATGCATTAGTGGCTCACTGGTTGTATTGTCAGACAATATACGTTGTTCTATATGCCTGATTCTCCAGCAGTAGTTCTTCGTTTTTTGAATTCTACGTGATAGGTCCTTGATCTGTTGAAGCAGATCGGATACTGTACCACGTTCTCGACAATTGTTATGCCATAAATGAATAGTTTGGTATACACTACCTCGAATCATAGTTTTATTGTCGTAAGAATCAACAAACTGACTGTCTGCTAGATAAACAAAAGGGTAGGCTGTTCCTTCTGGTGGCATAAAGCCATCGTAAACACCTATCCCTTTTTCTTTAAATTCTTCTTTTAACTGTACCAGTAAAGTGCTGAACAGTTCCTGTTGTGCATCCATTTATATTCACCTACTTTACTAGTTTCTTGAGATCTCTCTCGAAAATAACTTTCTGGTCGTTATAGGCAGGTCTGACAAAAGGCTGAGCACTCATAAAACGTGTACCATACTCGACATAAGGACTGTAATATGTTCCAGGACCTGCTTTGTATGCAAGGCCTCCATTGATTGACTGACCTCTAATACTCTGCTTAGTAGCTCCTGTAGAGTAGCCTCTGTCAAACACGGCATTACGTACCATTTTAGCCTGCATCTCGATACCATTCTGTTTTACTACAGTCTTGACATCTGAAAGAGTCGCATTGTCCTTTAGTGATTTCTGAAGTCGCTTCAAGCCTTTAATCTTTACTGTGGCCATTACTGAACCTCTGAAAGAATAAAAGTTTCTTTTACTCTTAATTTTCTTCTGTAATCGACTTTGTACTTTCTGGATCCAATGCGAATGAAGTCGAAAGAGTAGTTATATGAATTCTGAATATGGACTGTCAGAGATCCCTGTCTAAGTTTTCCGTAGATTTGCATGATCATCTCTGCTTTTGTGTCCATTACAGAGGCATATACCTTGTCTTCTGTAACTACTTCATTGTCATAGTTACCAGTCTCGGCATTGTAGTCACCATGAACAATATGTTGAAAAAAGATAGGAGTGTCATATCTCATATGAATCTGACCTTTCCTATCTGTTGTTCTTTGTTGGCACTTCTCCAGGCTTCAATATCGTCCTCAAAAGCCTTGAAGTCATTATCCCTAAAGTTCATCGTCTCGCCTTCAACCGCATGACCTGATAGTCCTTCTGAGCCAATACGATTGAATCGAGATACAGATACTTCAGTTACGATATACTCAAGTTCTTCAGGAACCGTCTTAGAGCCTAAGAGAGTTTTAAGACGACTCTGTGTCAGTTCAACAATAGCATCTAACTGCTTATCTTCCTGTCCTTCACGACCTAAAAGGATCTTTACGTTGTCGATTACTGACATGTTCTACTCCTTATTCTGCTTTAACAGTTACTGCAGTAGAGCCTTTAGCAGTTGCACAGTATGCAGCATCTACGTCGACTACAGTGATTGTCTGAGCAGCAGTTGCTTTGATTTCAGACTTACCATCCCATGCAGACCATCCACGTACATTTTGACCTAATTCAACTGTTGTTTCTTTAGAATCTAATTTGTATTTATATGAGTGACCTTGTGCTAATTTTCCTGAAACAGTAATCTTAGTCATACCAGTGGCAGTACCTTCTGCAGAGCTAACTGTTAAGCTCCCTAAAGTTGCGTCTGAGTTAACGACTGCGATAGCCTTCTTGTTTACTTCTGGGACATATTCACCGGCTTTACCTGCACCTTGTAAGGCTAAACCATCGAAATCTTCTGATTCGATAGTACGAGCAGTGTTGATACCTGTGAAGCATTTACCGATACCTGCGATATAAGCTTTGATATATTCATTTTCTGCGAAAAGTTGAGTAGGCACTTCTTCGATATCGAATCCTTTAAAGCGTAATACATCACCGTTATCGATATTTACTGATGATTTCTTGCTTGAAGTAGTTAAAGTACAGTCTTGGATGATTGCATATACATCTGGACATACTTTAGCTTTACGTGTTCCACGAGCACCGATATCAGTAAAGTATTTATTCAAATCATTGAAGGCTTTGATTACTGAAGCTTCATTCAATGTAGTAATCTTAACTTGTTTTCCTGCATTCTCAGTAATGTAGTCACCATGCCAAGCGTTAAACAATTCAATTTTTGCAATGGCCTGCAATTCTAATCGGTCATATACAGCACTTTCAACATCGTTATTTACTTTGTGGTAATCGATTCCTTCGTGGAATGCCCATTCGTGAGTATATGGTACATCTTCATCTACATACGTGATTTCTGTACGTTCTCCAAATCGTGAAGAGTTACCTGTACCTTTTCCAAAGGCTACATCTTTATCTTTGTTATATTTATTGACTACGACTGGAATATCTGAAGTTTTTACTGTAAATGCAGTTTCTGACTCTTTGACTCCATCTAAGGCTTCCAAATCACCAACGAACATGTCTCTGAAGTATGCTTGTACACCGAATACGGCTTGAATCAATTCTTTAAACTCTAATTCATAACGACGTGCTGCTGTTGATCCATCTGCGAACATTTGTAAATTAAATGGGTTTGCTTTTGCAGATAATGCTTTGTTCATAGTTCTTAATCTCCTTATTTCTTGTATTTTTTCAATCGTTTTTCGAACTCTGATAGTTCATTTTTTCCGTTGTTAAAAGACTTTGGTGTTTTTCCAGTAGCTCTCTCTGCTTCAACGGCTTTTCTGTCGGCTTTGATGATTGCTACAAATTTATCGATACGGCTCTTTGTAGTATCTGCATCATCACCAACTACGAAGTCTAGAATGTCCTGTGTAGCAGTGATACTGTGATCAGACTGCAACATATCTGCAGCTTGTCTAGATAGATCGGCGTGTTCTTGAGCTTTTTTCAAACGTTCGTTTTCTGCACGCAAGTCATCCATTTCTTTAGCTTTCTTCTCTTCTTCGTACTGTCTTTTCTGCTCTTCATTCATTCGAGCTAGCTTTTCGGCTTCAGTTCTAGCATTCTCGATCTGTGTGGCCGCAGCTTCTTCTGCTTCCTTACGAGCTTTATCCTCCGCACGTTTAACTCTTTTTCGAATGATGTTATCCAATTCTTCCTGGGTGTATGTTTTAGCAGCTTTTTCCGGTTCCTCTTTTGATCCAGTTTCTTCTGGATCTGTTTCTTGTGCACCCTCAGCTGCTGGGTCCGCTTCCGGTTCTGCAAACAATTGCAAGTTGAATGGGTATTTTAAGGCAAAATTTAATGTTTTCATTTTCTTGATCTCCTTCTTTTTAATGAGGTTATGTCCCTCGCCATGAGCTTTTTAGGTCTTCAAAGTTTGGACCTTTAAAACTTTGGCAGTCTACGAGATGCGATATACGCCTTGTACTGCCTTGATCGGCCACAAAAAATGCACCGTTGACTACGTACTTCAACGATGCACTCTAATTTCCGATCATAATATCTTTTTTCAATACGCTCCTCATATCTGTGATTACACATCTTTCAGTTCCACGTATTCCGGATACGCTTCTTCTGTGCCTTTGCAGCCTATTCTGAAGAAACTTAGCGCTAGTTCTCCAGCAAAGTCTAATTCTGAGATATACAACGTCTTGCTATCTTCATCAGGCTCATCGTAATATCTGCAAATAGCATCGGATGTTTCGTCGATTGAATTGGCCAATGTCAGGAAAAGGACTGAGATAGCACTGCAGACGATATCTCTTCCTCTTGGAGCGTAACCCGCATGGCCATGCATTTCAATCAGGCAATCACGTTCTGTCTGTTTAATTTTTATATTGATCACATGGTATCACCTGTTTCATTTTGGTATTAGAAAAGGCCACTCGTTTGAGTGACCTAATTATTTAGAATCCTGGAATAATGTCTTTTACATCCTTCAGGGTTTTCTTTACTTTTTGGAGCATAGAATTTTCAAATAGGTATTCAATACCTTTCGGAGTAATTAAAGCCTTGGTTAAGTCTCCCCAGCAAATACCATCTTTTGTGTTTTCAGGGTTAATTCCAACAATATAACCATCCCTTAAAAGAGCTGCAATAATGTACTCCCAATATGGCTCTGGTAGTGAATATTGAGATGCCGTCAAAAAGGAACGTTCTGGCTTTTCACCTTTTTTCAAACAATCATATAAGTACTTAAGCACCTGATATACAATTACAAAATAATCATCTCTTGCCATGACATATCTCCTTTTCTATAGAATAATGCCCAGCAAAGAGGATAACACAACGTTAAAAGAATCTTTTACAAATTCAGACGCTTTTTTCATACCACTGTTTTCTTCCAAAAAGATAACACCTTCATAGGTAATCTTGAAAGGTGGATTTGTTTCGACATAGAATTTAACGTCTTTATACTTGTTTTCATATATTTTAAATCCTTTGATGTAGCCGTGGGTTACTAATGTGGAAATAACTTCCAACCAATAGCTTTTAGGAACATCAAACAGTTCCGAGCTATAAGAAAAGTCTTCTAGCCTTGCTTCTTTACCAAGTTTCATACATTCATATAAATACTTTAAAATCTTGTACATCAATACCTGCATATCGTTACTAGCCATTTTTATTACCATATCTTTCTTTACCTAGTTTTCATTCTCTTCAAGATTTTCTGGAATATCAGGCAAATCCGCAAATGACTGATCCGGTGATAATCCCAGCCACAATTTCAATTGTCTCTCTTGTTCTTCTTCAGACCCATCTAACACGTTAGTATTTAGCTTTTCATCCATTCTATCAGTCCTTTCTTAGATGCTTCTTTTAGAGTTTGACTAATTACTTTATCATAGTCAATTTCACCTTTATTAGAAGTATATTTTTTTATATTTCGTCGTACTAAGGTTTTAAATTTACCCTTATCAAAGTTTGCCTTATCTAGTAATTCTATATTACCATTATTTTTTACAATAGTTAATAGCTGAACGTCCTCATTCTCATAGAAAAAAAGCAAGTCATTTATAGAATAACTATTATTTCTTGGATGGTTGTGCGCTACATAAGTCTTAGGTGAAATACTTACACTTGAAAAGATCAATTTATCATCAGAACCATATTTTGTTTCTTTTGGCTTAAAGTCAGGAGTCATTTTATACCCTACTTCATTTGATTGGTTGTGAACTCTAGATTCTTCCAATAATCGCTTGTGAATCGCTTGTAATTTTTTAGCCTCTTTTTCAGTAAGTCTAGTAAGCTTCATAAGTGGGACCCTATTTATAGCAGATTCGGTTATTACTGTGATTGGTCCTTTTTTATTTTCATGCAAAGCCTGTTTTTCTTTCCACTCGTCAAACCTTAAACTGTGTTCTCCATTTGCTAGACCATCTAGCCACTTTTCATACTCCTTATGGTCTGAATGTGGTGCTGTACTGCAGTGACAATTTGGATGCATTGGAGGTGCATTTTCTCCTGGCTCCATGTCTTTTAGCTTGAAAATCTGCTTATCCAGTACCTTGCAAATAGGACATACATCTCTTAAACCGCAGGCAACATATTCATATTCATCGATTCCGTTTGCTTCGTAGGACTCAGCCTGAGCCTGTATACGTACTCTAGTTAGCTCTGTACGCAGTAAACGCTCAGCCTGGTACCGTGTTACATCGAAGCTCTTTCGTACCTTAGGAATAAATTCTCTAGGGTTTCTGCCTTGAATCAAAGCTGTTGAAAGTATTCCGTAAAGGTCATTTTTCAAAAGATCCTGCTGCGACCAGATTCGTTCTGAGAATGTAGCATTTTTAAAACTTGAATTTGCAATTGTCTTTGCGGTTTTAGCATTATCAACAATCGTATCACCTAGGATACCTGCATTTCGTTGAATCTGTTCAAGCGCAGCGCCTTCTAATTTTTCCTTTGTGAAGGAAACAAGTTCATCACTGCCAGCGGTAAGCTCTAATCCTATGTTTGCTTTTAAAAGTTCAAGTCGGTTGACTTTCATGGCCAGATTGTAAAGTCTCATCTGTTCATTGGCTTCTTTTGAGAAGTCTTTTTCTTTTACGTACTTCTTAGCTTTTTTCTCGTATTCCTTTATGTCGATATCAGAGGCCTTGCGCTTAGCTTCGGCCATCGACATACCCTCTTTGTTTGAATATCGAACGAAGAAGGACTCAATCTCTTTGTTGATCTGGGTAAGCATCGTACTGTAAATGTCCTGGATCTCCTGAATGTACTCGGCTTCATCTTTTAAATCCGCTTTCTTCCATTCACGCTCTCGCTTTCTCCAGTAGTTACTGCTTTTGCTCATCCTCTTCGTCCTCATCAATTAGCAAATCCTTTGGATCAAAGGAATCAGCACGGTTTTGCATCTGTTCTTCATTTTCTTTTTCAATTCGATCCAGTTCTTCCTTAGGATCTGGAACATAGGATAATAAAGACAACTGTGTTTCTTTTGATACGATACCTTCTGCATCTCGTGCGGTCTGTGTTTCTTCCTGTCTGTTCTTAGGAAGGTTTCTAGACATCTTGATATCAATGTCCATCCAGGCATCTTTGTCTGAAACGTTTGTGTTCAATGAACAGAAGATTTTATATCTCTTTCGCATTGATTTCTCAATCTTACGATCAAAGCCAAGTGCCAGGTTACTCATAGCCTGTGTTTTGTAAGCTAAGGCTACACCTGAGGTAGACTGACCATAGTTCTCATCCGAGATATTCGCTACCATCGAGATCTGATAGATCAAACGTTCAAGACGCTGTAACAAGTTCTCTTGGGTTGCATCTGCCGTTGGCTTGGTTAAAAACTGTACCAGGATATCCTTGGCATCATCTGTACCATAGATGTTGATTACTCGATCATCGCGAATTCTCTGTACTCCGTCTTCATCAACTTCGGCACCTAGAATAGCTAAATAGGCTTCTGCAAAGGCATCTACATCGTTGGCTTTCTCACTGATCGTATGGTTGTATTCTTCAGTTAATCCTGTGATAGGTTCATACAGACCGATACGTTCTTCGTTCATCTTGTACTCGACAACTGGAATGTATCCGTATGGGTTCTCATAAACTTCACCAGGTACCTTCACACCATTTTCAAACCGCTCGATACTGTTTCTAGTCAAGATTTCGCCATACAGATTTCCCCATCTGTCTTTAGTCGATAGATCACCATTGGTATCATGATATCCGTATCGTACCGCAAACAAGGCTCTGTGCTTAACCGTATCATCGTAAACCACGAACATTTCATCAGGTTTTACAACGGTCATCTTCGTTCGTCGTTCTTCATCCTGATAAAGATACTCAAAGGCATGACCATAAATGCACACATTCTTGAAAAGCTCGAAGTCATGATCTGTGATTTCATTATCACGATCAAAGTTTTTCAAAGCCTCATTAATAGTTTCATCCTCATGTGATTTCTTAATCGGGTTACCATAGGCATAGCCCATGAAGGTATCCGTAATGTATCGAGGAAAGTTGGCCACAAGTCGGTTATCCGGTTTCCAGGATTCCTTTTCAGGTTGCTGATAGATATTGTGAAATCCTTTATACAGATTCTCTAAATAAGAATAGCGTCTAATTCGTTTTGCATGCTTTTCAATATAGGCCTTTACAATGTTCATAGACACACCATTGGCCACCATAGCTTCGTCGATTACCAGTGGATCAGGTAATACAAAAGGCTTATTTTTAACTTGACTCATAGGTACCTCGCTTTCTATTTAAAAGTCTTGATAGTAACTCTACCCATTGCGTATTTCTCAAGTGCATAACGCATAGCATCCATCAAGTGGTTAAAGTCGTCGATTGGCTGGTTGATTGCATTTCCAAACTTATCCTTGTCAAAGGTGTAGTTCTGAATCTCAGTTGTAAAATTCACACATCTAGGGTGTATATAAATCGTTAAGCCCTGGATGTACTGAATACCATGTGATATTGAGTCCTTACCCTTAACAGCGGCTTTTGCTCTCAAGCCATAGCCTCTCAATTCTGCAATTGACTTAGGTTCTGCCGAATCACAGACAATAGATTCTTTACCGTATCCCATTGACACGAGACGGTCATATATCATTCGATTGGTCAGTCCCTTTTCATACAATTCATCCCAGATGTACAAAGCCTTGTTTTTCTCATCCAGGAATCCAATAAAAAATGCAGTAGGATCATTCGTGTAACCAAAGTCCATACCGCATACTGTTTTATAGTTAACCATGTCGGTCAGTTCAAACCGGTAATCAATGTGAACATTGTCATAAACAAGTCCTTCAGTGATTCCCCAGTTTCCTAATCCTGCGACATTGTATCGTCGTGGATTGTTGATCTTCATATTTTCGAATAAGCGTTTATCCGCTTCATCAAGCCACTCATTGCAAGTGTAGTTCGTGGTCTGTGCCAGGATATCCGGATTCGAGACATCGAAAAACTTCTTTTTTAACCAGTGTCTCTCGTTCCAGGGATTGAAACTGATTACCCATTGTTTCCATAAGTTTGGTGGAAGCTCACCACGAATGGATTCGTCCAGGGTATCAAAGTCTGCCTCTGAGTTGACTTCAAAGGCTTCTTCCAGCCAAGCCCAGCACAAGTATCCATAGTCTACTGTGATAGAGGTAACCTTCAACGGATCGTCCAGTCCTCTGAAAAGGATCTTCTGTCCTGTTGGAAGGTAAGTAGCTTCTAAAGGTGATTCTTTAAAGGACCACAGACTCTCAACTTCAAGTCGTCGTGTAGCCCACTTCAAGTCCGTCCAGCATGAGTCCTTCAGGGTCCTGTATGTTTTACGGATTACAAGCAAATTCGATTTATCGTACTTCATCATCAAATAGATCCAGCGTAACGCTGTTGTTTTTGATTTCTTTGAAGCACGGGAACCCTTGATCACGTTATAACGTCCTTTGAAGTTCCAGAATTTCTTGTATCCTCGTCCTACGACTTTGGCTATGTTGATTCGTTTCTCCTTGAATCTACTCTTCAAGGTCATCCTCTCCTTCAAAGACTGGAAGGACTACATCAGCCTGCACTTTATCTGTAAACATACTGTATCGTTTGCCAATAAGCTCTGCAGCTCTTAACCGGTCCTTTTCAGATGGATTCTTTAAAGTGTGCTCGATATGTGACACACCCTCACCGTCACCAACTACAAGGACTTCTTCAGACTCTGCATGGCCACGCATGACCTTAGTAAGGTATCGCATGACCTCAGTCACATCCGCAATGTCATCGGCCTTGATCTGTTCCATGACCTGGTCAATGTATTCCTTGACCTTTGGCATGTTACGCAGTTCATAGCCATACTTGCTAGCGGCATCACGACGACCCTTGTAGCTTGGGTAAGCTTTCATGACGGCTTCTACACTGTTCATGTCTTTCAGATATTCATGGACGAAAATCTTCTGCTTCTCAGTCAGTCGAACGGATCCACGTGGATGTTTTGCTTTTGGCATACGTTACCTCACTTTCCAGCTTGCTTCGGATAGACAATCAAAATAGGCTCTCAAGGTGAAAGGAAAACGAAAAAGCCCTTGATCGCCTATCCCAGGCAAGCAAAACAAAAAAGCCGAGATTTATCTCTCCCGACTTTTGTACGATACCATTATACTCTGTTGACACGCTTAGTTTCCTAAGTCTTTATTTTAAAATCCTTGAAATGAGCCGAATCATTTTGTCATAGACATTCGAGTAACCGTACTTGTACTCAAGATGTCTGTAGGGCTCCCCGTTTACGAAGTCCTCACTGAAGGCTCTTTCGTTATCGTTGCAGACTAACTGCAATCGTTTATAGTAGCCTTCGGCTCTAGCAAGGCACTTGATGTAGAATGCCTGTTCATCCATTAGCGCCTGTTCATCAGACAGTAATCCATTCACAATCGTACTTTTTTCCTTGTGGTTTTCAATCTTGACCCCTTCACCACCTAAAGGGCAGTGAGGTGTCTGAATATCATTGATCTGATCCGTTAGGTCCTGTAGAAGGATTCGGATTTCTTCCAGTTTGTTTCGATAATATCGAATTGATTTTAATTCCTGCAGAATATAGACTGCATCTTCTCTTGTCATCGCTTACCTCCGTGATTCTAGTAAGCATCGCTTCTATCGAAGTTCGTCCATCGATACTTAATACATTTGTCCAGTCAGACTGAACGCAAACAGTTTAATGAGTAGTCCTGATATATGTGTGATCAGGATGTAGAAAAGGAATATCAGAAAGGCAAGTGTCAGACTGCAGACAATTGCAAGTATTATAGCTTTGCGTTCTTTCATATTATTCCTCCAGGATACGGACCTGTTCCGGTTCAACGCAGAACAGGGCTCCGTCTGGAAACTGGATGTCCACCAACACAAAATGTGAGCCCATGTCACTTTTGTAGCATCTTTTCCGTAGGATCTCACCGGTCAGTCCGATGTAATCCCTTTTCAGTCTTCCGGTTCCTGCAACAAGTCCATGCTCATATCCAGAAGTCATTTTAATTAGCTTTGCTTTCATGCTACCTCCTCAAGGCTTCGATGAGCCTCTTTTGTGTTACATCCTTTTCATCCAGTGCCTTCAGCATATCCTCATCAATGGTTCCAGGAACTATGATCTGATAGATAGACACATTCTCTTTCTGCCCCTGTCTGTAGATTCTGGCATTGGCCTGCTGATACAGTTCAAGGTTCCAGTTTGGTAATGTGTACCATACGGCTATGTGACCACCTTGTTGAAGGTTAAGGCCATGACCTGCACTGGCTGGGTGGATCAGAAGGACATCGATATCACCATTATTCCAGTCTCGAACGTCTTTTTCATCGCTCAAGGCTCTTACGTTGAGGCCTTGAGCCTTTAAATGGGCCTTTATTCGTGAAAGCTCATGGCGGTAGTAATAGAACACCATAACCGGATTTCCGTTAGCTGATTCAATCAGATCATCCAGGGAATCAAGCTTTGCATCATGTATCACTTTCGTGCCTACATTGTCACCAAACTCATCCTTGATATAGATCTCTCCTGAGGTCATCTGCAGCAGCTGACCACAAAGGACTCCTGCATTCACAGCCATCAGTTCTTCATTGCTCTCAAATTCTAGCACTTTTTCACGTTTGAATGTTGTATATGCTTTCATGGCTTTTTCTGTCATGCTGGCCTTGACCTTGATGTACTGAACAGGGGGAAGCTCAGCACAATCTTTCTGATCAAGGCTCATACAGATATCACTGATTCTTTCGTAGATCAGTTCTTCACAGCCATCACGCACTTTCCAGTCGTACACGACATGACCATTCTGTCTTCCAGGCTTAAGATACCTGGCTCTGAACTCAGACAATGTTCTGCCAAGTCTTTCACCCTGATCCATAAGATAGATCTGGGCCCACAGATCAGGCACTCCCTTGGGGGCAGGAGTACCTGTTAGACCTATGAAGCGCTCAGTCAGTGGCATCATCTTACGAAGTGCCTTGAATCTTTTGGAACTTGGATTCTTGAATGTGGAAAGTTCATCGATGACAACCATGTCAAAGTCGAACAGATTCTGTTCTACAAGCCATGTCACATTCTCTTTTCCGATAAGGTAGATCTGTGCATCCGCCTGCAATGCCTTCTTACGCTGTGCAGCAGTGCCTGCAACAACTGAAAACTTTATGTCCTTAGTATGAGACCACTTCTGTATCTCATCCGGCCATGTGCTCTTTATGACACGCACAGGACCTATGATCAGTATCCTCGCTACTTCGATACCTATTAATTCATTCAGTATTGTAAGTGTAGTTACTGTCTTTCCTGCACCCATGGGAAGAAGAAGACCACATCTTTCATGATCCAGGCCGAACTGGATAGCCTTCTTCTGATAGGCATGCGGCTTAAATTCGATCAAAGTGCTGCTCCATTGGCTCGATACCGGATTCAAGCATTGCTGCAAGCTCATTGACCTGTTCCTTGGTTGAGATACAGAACACCTTGATACCTCGGCTTCTTATTCGCTTGGCCATCTTCTTCTGAAGTTCTCGTGGTTTGCCATGTGGCTTTTTCAGTTCTACAAAGAAAGCAAATCCTCTGTAGAGTATGAGTCTGTCTGGTACACCGGAAAGACCTGGACTTGTAAACTTCATTGCTAGACCGCCAATAGAGTTGATCTTATTCACAAGATAGAGTTCTACATTTGATTCTGTGATCATTGAAGGCCCTCCCTGTAATTCTTCATCATGCGCTCCTGCTTAGCCTGGATGATGTCGTTGATCTCATCATCACTTATGCCATAGTAGTATTTCATCTGATCCATGACGATCAGTACATCAGCCATCTCTTCCACAAGGTTGGAACGTAGCCCTTTATACTCAAGTGGCTTGGTACTTTTTTCAGGATATCGGATCAGCTTTGTGATGGCCTTCTGCAGTTCAGACAGTTCTTCAACAGCCACAAGACTTTGCATCTTGATGCCGTACTGTCCTATATAGACCTTGTTTGTTTCTCGATTCATTGTTTTTACCTCCTTTTCTATGTCAGGACACAGTGGAAACAAAGAAACGGTAGTCCCAACTTTTTCTCTATATATATCATATTTACTATATATTGTTACGCGCGCGTATACATGTGTGTACGCATTATATACATTTATATATATTTATTAAGTTAACAAAATTACTGTTGCCACTGTTGCTTTGCTATGAAATAGCTTTTATTTAAAACAGATTTGCCGACAACGCTCTCAAATTTACTGTTGCCATTTTTTATCTTCACTGTTGCTGCCGTTGTCATGTGATTTTTTTACGTTTTTTCACAAGTTGTCGTCACTGTTGCCCACTGTTGCCAGAAGCACGCTTTTGGAAACGGTCCTGTTTCTAATCTTTGTGTTCGATCACGACACAATTTGCCAGGATTTCCTTCAGTTCTTTACCTGGATCCACGTTCTTAAAGTAGCCCCTTTTCCTTCATGCACATCAGATTACTGAACTGTTTGAACGTGCCTGGATAACTTTCTTGGACATAGGCATCCAGGATATCCCATTCAACTTTTGTCAGACGACAGCGATCTCCACTATAAGGACTTGCCATCCAGTCTATTCTGGCAATGGCACAGTTACCCGCGTCTCCAAATGTACATCTATTACAATCTACCTCTCCACAAGCGCATAATGCCTGATCGTCCTTTCTGATACAGAAAGAATCATGGTCCTCAATTTTCTTAATCTGTTCGAGATAATGTTCTAAGTTTGTCTCCTTAGTCATAACAAATTTCTTCTTTTTCATTTTCACTCTCCTGTATTCTTCTATAGATTTCTGACTCAATACTATGCACATTCAGTTCCTCATCTTCACGTGTCTGTTCTCTAGTTGTATGCCATAAAGACACTACCAGTTTTTCCAGTTTCCTAAGTGCATCCTTGCTTTCAACTGTCACATGCAGCTTGATACCTGCATCTATAAATTCTCTGTTCATTTAGTTTCCTCGAATCCATCATAGGCACTTCTATACATACATCTGTACGCTAATAGATCCTTTTTTCTTTGTTCCAGTTCATACATTAGCTGTTCGTTCTGGTACTCCAGACTGTTGATCCTTTCGGACACGATAACGGAATACAACATCATCGTACCTAGCCCTCCAGCAAAGAACCCAACCATAAAGCAGATCATTGAATCACCTCACAGTTTGCTAGAATATCTTTGACTAGCACATTACGGCCACACTTAATATTTTCGAAATAACCCTTCTTTTTTAATTCACCAATCGAATACACTGTTGAAAATCTAGCATCCTTTTCGAACATTGTATCCAGCATATCGTATTCGCATTGTGTTAACTTGTATGTTGGCTTTTTGTACGGTTGATCAAACCATTTTCTTATTTTACTTTTACCAATACATTCACCGTTTTCCTTTGAAAACTCACAATCACTACAACTTGTTGCCTGGCATGACCTAATTTTTTCGTCAGCCATGGCTAAATCATCCATAAAGCGCTCCACTATATCCTTTTTATAATGATCTAGATTAGTCTCTTGCGGTTTCTCTTCTTCAATCCAACCTAACTCCCTAAACTGTTGGATGACTGCTTTTAATTCATCTTGTGTAACGCTATGAGCTACTGACTGATATCCTGAACAAAATTCCTTGTTTTTAGGTCTAAACCTGAAAAATGTATAACCACACACATCCTTTGAATACTTTATTAAATCTACGCTATTCACTTCTAACGAATAACCAAGTTTCTCAAACATTTCTTTAGCCTTCATCATCTTCTCCTTCAAAATCTTTTATAGCTCTTTCCAAGAGTTCGATTTCATCATGCATATCATCAATTTTATTACCTAGTTCAAACACAATCTGGTCCTCGACCTCTTCCATAGCTTCCTCAATTGTTGAAGCTAGCAGATAGTCCCAGTCATCACCTAGCTTTCCAAAATATTCACAAATATAGTCATCCGTTTCAGGATCTTTTGAAATTTTTGCTACGACTTCAGGCTCATAGAACCGGGTATAAAACAAAGTATATGTACCATCTTCATCAGGAAACCAGTATTTATTTCTTGAAATCATAACCAACCTAGCTCCTTCATCTGCATGTAAATTGCTTTTGCAAATCCAGGACTAATTGTTGAATAACTTAATCCATTTTGACTTGGGAACATTACACATCTATTTACGAATTTAAAGTAATTCCATGGATTACCTCTTTCAACGTATACAATGTACCTATCAGTGGCTTCTCTTAGATATCCAAGCTTTTCAAATAACTCGTGTGCCATCATTTTATATATTCCTCCAGGTCATCCAGTGCATCGTCTACCTGTTCCTTGATGTACTTTAAGCAGTTGATTGAAACATCGCCGCTGCTCTGCACTGAGCCTTCATACCTCTTGATTTTATAAGCCTCGTCGGCAATTATGTCTACCAGTTCTCCGGTTAGCGTGCATAACTCTTCTAAATTTTTTACCCGATCAGGATCAATACTTGCATCTCCAATCGTTTCATAATTTCCAACCAGCTTCCGTACGATTTCTAATTTATTTAAATATTCCGTATCTGAGTACATTGTTATTTTTCCTCTTCTTTCATTGGCTCAGGCAGTGGCATCCAGGCAATAACTTTAAAAGCACGTAGTACTCGTCTTCTCTTTATATACCATTTGCCATCCACTGTGAAGGATGTTGTAACAGCTCTTGATCCATCATCATATTCAATGCATACAAGCGCCTCTTTTGACTTTGCTCTCCAAAAAGCATTATTCCATTGATCTGTGCCATAGACTTTAGCAAAGGCACTATCATGTTCTTCTGGAAGTCTTTCAGTGACAGGAATCCATTTACCGACTTTTGGCTGCTTTTTAATACGGTCAATAAACATGAATAGACAATCATTCCATCCATTGTTGTAGCCACCTTTTTGATTCTGTAAGTCCATATCCATCTTATCGTTCAATGCTTCTGGTCTAGATTGAAGCAATACTTTTTCATCTATCATTTTTCTTTCTCCTTCGCCAATTCTTCAAAACTAATTTTTCTTCTTTGAACAAGCTCTTTCCTCAACTGTTTAAGTTCCATCTGGTCCTCTATCTTTTTTAAATGGCTGTGTTTGTAATCACCGCCAGCCAGTGATAGCAAGCCCACTCCGGTCATCATTCTTTTTGGATTTTCACTAAATGTTAATTTACTTTTGTCACCGAATGCTTCTCGTAATTTAACACTTAACTCATTAGCTCTATTTCCAGACATTTTTAGTCCTCCTCTAAGCATTCATGCAGCATGATGCAGTACATCGCCTTAATAACACTTACCACTTCGTGCCAGGTCATACACTCAATGATTGTTTCGCAGCCATCTTTGTTTTCATCTGAGTAGTCCCTGATCAAGTCGTAAGTTCTACGTGAATCATCACTGTATGCAAGGAAATAAGCGTATTTAGTGCAAGCATTTATTGACTCTAGCTTAGCCTGTGTTTCTAAATATTCTTTATCCATCATTCTTTGGATCTCCTATCTCTTTGATTTATCCCAAAGGTAATCCGGATATTCTGGTTTAGGTTCTGGTGTATGTAAAATCTCGCCTTCAAATACATATAAAGCATGTACTGGATAGAAGATTTCGTCTTCATATCGACAGCAACAGATTCTATCAAATTGACGTTCATTAGATATTACTGTAAATATAATGTCATGACCTTCTGTGATGCCCTCTATCATCACAATCCGTCTAAGCTTTTTATCATAGACATACATTCCTTCACATAAATCCTCAAAGAAATAAGGCTTACACCCTTGTAATCTGACAAAAGCATTTCGATTTTTCTTACTGTCCAACAACGAAATATATGGATCTATGCCGTCATCCATTGCGGTTACTCTAGATACGGCTTCGTGCAGCGTGTTAAAGTATCTCATATCTTCTTCATGTGAAGTGCCATGAATAGAATCGCTAACCAGAAAATATCTTGAAGCAATTTCATCTAGTGCAATTTCATATTTATTCATTTTCATTTACCTTATATGGCTTAGGTAATGGCATCCAAGCCGTAGCTTCATCTAGCTCATAATTACTATCAAGCGCATATCCATCATCGTATTCGATCCATGTATCTTCCCATACATGTTTACCATCAGTGACTAATATTTCTTCATCAACGTCTGGAATTGGACATTGAAGAAAACCATCTTCCATTTCAAATGGAATCCACTCTTGCGAATCTGCTTTATCAACAAATTCTCTAAGTGCAGCCATTGCATCATATACTTCATTGTCACTATGTAAAAAATTCGCATCTCTACATACCATATAATAAGTAAGAGTATCACCGATTGCATCTAATGCTTTTTGGTATTTATTCATTTTCATTCTCCTTTTAACTCATTAATTTATTTTTGTAACGATTATCCAATTCTTCCCTAACACGCTTCCCACCATATAACTTTGATGCATAAATAATATAGTCGACCTCGGTAAACATAAGAGCCATCAGTCTTGTGTCTCCACAAATAGATTTGATATTCTCTTGTAAAGCCAAATAAGTCTCTTCTATTTTTTTTTATCAATTTCTGAAGCATTATTTTCATTTAAT